CCCACGCCAGCTCAAGGCACCGTATCCGGGCTTCGATTTCGTTCACGGCTTAGCCCTCCGGGTACGCGTAGCGGTGCAGCTCAGCCATCTTCGCTTTGGCGTCTGCGTTGTTGGCGAGGTACTTTGTAGTGAAATCCTTGTCTGCCATGAGCGACTGGATCTGCGCCTTGGCTTGACCCGGGGTCATGGCGCTGCCAAAGCTTGTGCTTCCGTCGCCTGAGACAAACGCGTCTTCACCCATCCGGCTACCGATCTTTTGAAGCAGGTTCATCGTGCCTTTGTGGCCTAGGACATCCGACATTTTGTCGATTGTCTCAGCGTCGAGCCCCAGCCCGCGGGCTGCGTTTTGCGCCAGCGCCAAGTTCTGAGTGAACGCCTGCCCCCATTCCAGCCTGACTGCCTGATCATCTTTCTGGAACTGCTCGGCTTTGGCGTTCGCCTGTTGCGTCGCAAATTCCGAGGCGCGCTGGGTCATGTCGCCAAACAAACCTTCGGCCTGCGCTTTGGTCAGCCCCAGTTCATGCGCTTTGGTCAGCAACGCTTGCTGCGCGGTTTTGTCCCCGCCTTCCGGGAACGCAACATTATAACCAGCCGGGCTGCTCGGCCGGCCAAGCCGGTCATACACCGACGCCCACTCTTTCGGGTCAGCGTCCGCTTTCGGGATGATCACTGCGTTGTTGGCTTTGTCCGCACCCAGTAGCTTTTCAAGATTCCTGTAGCCGTCGAGCACCTGTCTTGGTTCCGACCAGCCTTTATTCTGGACGTAGCCGATCGTTGTTTCGTCTGCGCCTTCCAGCCACTTAGGCGCAACGGCGGGCGCTGCTGGCGCTACGGGTGCTGCGAGCTGGGAACCGGTCGCGGCGGTTTCCGAGGTAACTGGCGTTACATTGAGAAAACTGGAAGACGAAGCGGGCGCTGCCGGTGCCGCGCCTTGCCCGCCATCAGCGGAGGCGATTGCGTCTGACATGGGGGTTAATCCTTAGTCGGTGGGGTTGGGATGAGCGCGCCGAACACGCGCCACAGTTGCTCGTCGGCGAGGTTTAGGTGCTGCTGAATTCGCAGCCATACTTCGCGACGACCTTCGAGTGCGGCATGCACTCTGGGGTCTGGGTGAAACGTCGTCTCGTGCGCTCGGCAGAACTTCGCCAAGTCTTCCAAGACTTTCTCCCCATGCGGGGTGTTGAACGTTTTGATGTAGTCGGTGCGGCGTTCCGCCAGATATTGCTGTGCTTTTGCGTTCATCCAGGTTGGCCGGGAGTGGGCGAAGTGCCTTGCGGCGCAGCGGCTTTCTGCATCGCCGCCAAGCCCGGCAGGGCTTGGACAAGCTGCTGCTGCTCTTGTGCTTGCTGGCGGCCTTGCCGCATTGCGGCAACTTGCTGCGGATCACGCACAAACCTGAACGGCGCGCCATTGATCGCCAGCAATTCCGGGATGATTGAGTCCGTGTCGAACCAGTCCATCACGCTTGGGTCTTGCGTTTGAGCCGCAATTTCCGCCGCCCACTGGAACGTACGCATCGTGCCCGCAGCTTCGTCGGCGCGCATCGCCCGGTTGAGCGGAGCGTCGTACTCGACGTTGTATTCCGCGCCAGCATCAACCAGCACTTGAGGCGGCGGCGGGATAAGCCTTTGCCACATCAGCAAATCAAATTCCCGCTCAATCTGCGGCCCGAGGCTTTCCGCCTGAAACCGCCCCATCGTCGGGCTAAGAAGCGCGCCTTTTTCGCGTGCGCGCTCCAGCACTTCAGTGGCCGTCATCTGGGGCGTCTGCACCAAGATCTGAAACAGCGTCACGAGAAACGCGTCATTGATCGCCAGCCGCTCGTCATCCATCAGGTCTTTGCCGATCATGACGTTGCCGGTCGGCAGCGCATGAACCAGCGGCCGGCCATCCGCAGACACGCCGCCGTAGTTGACCGCGCCGGGCTTCAAGCTGAAACCATCCAGAATCCCATCATCATGCGCCAGCAGCACCGGATCCACAGCCCGGTGGCCTTGCTTGAGGATCGTCTTCTTCTCTTCGTTCAAGACGTTGATGCTGGGCAAAACGTTCATCGCCGGACTGCGGCCATACAGTTCGCCGGGCGCGGTGATGTAGCGCGCGGTCGAATACGGCATGCACCGATAACCGCCTTCCGACAGCAGCACTTGAGTGTCGCGTATCAGGTAGTAGCTGGCGTATCGGTAGCCTTTTGAGTCGATCCTCGCCGGATCGAAATTTTCCCGAGGCTTCACGATGTGGATAACCTGAACTTCCGTCTCAGGCTTGTCCTTCAACTGCGGCTTGTACTTGTCGGTGAGCGAGTCCTCGCCCCACTTCTGGGCGATCTGCCGCAGGGTCATCTTGAACCTGCGGTACACCTTGTCCACTTGCCCTTGATGGTTGGTGGCAAAAAACAGCTCGCCAAGGTGCACGTTGCGATACCGCAACCCTTTCATGCCCGGGCGCATAGGATCAGCGAATTCATCCGTGAACAAGCAGCTCGTACCAAACGCACCCAAGCTCACGTAGCCATCATGCTGGTTTGCCTGATACCCGCTATGTGGCGAGTACCGGTAGTAGAACATCGCGTCGTTGACTTGATCGAACCATAGCTGCACGTCTCTGCGCCGCATCAAGCTTTGATCCGGGTGCCGCAGCCGGTGCCACTTGTTGTTAGCAGGCGTCAGCATGCTCTCCATCGCCGCGGCGAACTTCCACAGCGCGGCGTTGGCGGTCGTATCAAACTGATCCTGATTGCGTTTCGTGCCGGGAACCATGTTCCCTTGCTGATAGAAGCTTGTGCTGTAGTAGGGCAGCACCTTAAGCGCCACTTCCTCCCAGTGCTTCTCCCAAATCCCGCGGCGTGACTCGAACGTCGAGAACTCCCGCAGCAGCTTCCCGGCCAGCTCTCGCTTCTCGTCTTCGCTGCGTTTCTTCTGGTTCTGCGCCAAGTCGTCCACGATTAGCGTCCCAAGATGATTCTCGACGTGTTCTTCAGGTCTTCTTCAAACCCTTGCGCGCCGAAGCTGTTAAGTACCGTGCTAGTCCGGCCGCGGGTTAACGAATTTAGGATCGTGTTGGCGGCAGCGTCCAAAGGGCTGCCGTACACGTCCATATTTCCGGCAAAAGCGTCACGTACTACGTCCATCGTCCTTCCGGCACCGCCGAGTACGCTCGTGCTCCGACTTGAGTTTCCGCCGTAGCCCATCGACAGCGACGGGATCGACGGCAATCCACGCATGGTCGGCATCGCCGGTGCAGTGGGCACCAGCGATTGATATGTCGTCTGAGGTGCTACGCTCCAACCCGGCATGCTTCCCCCGTCCCTAAATCAGTCGCCAAACATCGAGTATTCCACATCCCGCGCCACTCTGTTGCGACTGCTCGAATTGTGGCGACTATGACCCGTATCGATTCTCGCAACGGGTTGCGCAAAAGTCAACGCCAGCGCTTCAGCCGCATCAGGCGACGCCAGCCCGCGCTGTTTCATCTTCTCTTTGCTTTCCAACTGAATCCGGTTGTTTACCGGGTGGTAGCCAAACTCCGGGCTGATGAGATCCGTCACCAGCTCCCCGTCGTTGGGGATCGCACCGATAGCCAACCACTCCCGCATCAAGGCCCAGATCTCGACCCGCTTATTGCTGTAGGCGTCGCCATCCTTGGGGCTGCCACCCATCTGCACTTCCACGACCTTGAAGCCCCACGCCTTGAGGTTATCAACCACCCCGCCGCCCACGCCGTTGCCATCCACAAAGATCGCCTGCGGGTTGTGCTTACCCGCCAGCTCCGCGACCGTTGTCGCCAACTGCACCGTGTCCAGCCCCTTGAACTTCAACCACTGGATCGAGCGTGCATCGCGCCCTTTTCTGAACGCAATGACGGACTTGTCCTCCCCAAACCTTGCAACATCGACCCCCATAAGCAACGGCGCTCCGGGATCCGGAAACACCTCGCGCTGCGCCGCGGTGAGCGCCGCGTCTTTGCCTATGAACTGATTGCTGCCCTTATTGGGGAATTCACCTTTGACTTCCACCCGGGCTTCATCACTGTCTTCCCCGTACTGGGCAATTATCTTATTAAACGTC